TTAATATCCCCTTCGCTAATACCTCGTTTTCTTGCATATTCTTTCACCTTTCCGAACAATGGGTTAATACCCTTTGGTTCTATTAGAAGTGATTGAAACTCATTTGGTAACCTTAACTCTACCTTTTCATCTTCGGTATTATTACTATATACAACATAATCATCACCATAAATCTCATATATCTTTTTTAACTTATGAGAATCTACGTGCAATCTTTTTAATAACCTTTGAATACGCTTACCCTTTGCATCACATACCCAACAGTGCCATTGTTGTGTTTGGAGGTTTATCTGTAACTTTTTTTTATGATGATGACAAAAAGGACAATAATGTGCTTGTTCATCGTTTTTCATTGATGTACCAGGCCCTAGAACATCATCTAATATGTTTACAACTTTTTGTTTATCGTGATGTGAAAGCATATTTTTACTATTAATCTATGTAAAGATACGAATAATATTTTAATTATCCAAATTATTTAGGTAGTTTTTTAATGGGTTATGAACAATATTGTTGAAAAATTCAGCATCATTAGAGTATGTTCTTATTTTTTTCTTATTATATTCTAATATCTCATTTAATTCAACTGAATTGTGTTTTTTTAATAATTCTTGGGCCGCATCTAATGCTAAACTTATTCGTATCGAATCATCAGCTAAGTCATAACTTTCATCTATTATTGAGTCAAACGTTTTTAAACCCAATCTTCTAATCTCATTTAATGACCCCTTAGAACTTATGAGAACATATGGGATTCCCCATGCAATGTTTCTATATACCTTTTCAGTTAAATGTATCATATCATCCCATTGATGTTCTGAATCTGCTGATGATTTAGTATGATATGTACTATAAAACTCAGATTCAGTACATATATTTATTTTACCTAAGAAATAGTCAGAGTCGATTAAATACTGATGATTTTCATCCCATATTTTTGATAAAAAAGAATCATGTGTAAATCCACTATCTCCCCATAAATCAAAAGTAGTTGCTGAATTTAAGTTTCGTTTTAATAACTCTTTTACACATTCTAATTTATGTACTTTACTTCTTCGGTTAAAGCAAGAAAAGTTATAAGAATTTTCCGTATCACTTTTTACTTTTGGTTGAGTATCTGCTCTTGAAAATTCATATAAAAATGCTGGATAATAAATCGAAAAAAACTTTTCACACTCCTTGATTACCCCATCATCGGTAACCGCATTATTGTACATAAACATTCTTCTACTTTTAGGTATATTATACTTTTCTAATATTTCAAAAAAATCATAATATAAATAACGAGTTGGATATCCTTCTGAAGTATCTGTTAATACAAATATTAAATTATTATTAGTTGAGTATTTTTCTATTAGTTTTGTGATAAAATCTTTTTGACTTTGCCAATAAAAGTTATCTACTAACACATAACCAAAATCACCATTGTGTTTTGATAGCCGTTTTAAGTTAAAAAATTGTTTACAATCTCTTATAAACATTCCCCACCAATCATTTGGGTTTTCTATTTCATCTAAATAATAAAAATTCATCTATCTACTAATATACAAAATTATTCTGTAATATCCAAATCTTTTCTGAAAAACTTTCCTAATAGGTTATCATTAAGTGATAACTCATTTGCCAATACATCGTGAGAAAATTGTTCTTGTAGTTCATAATAGGTAAGGGATTTTTTATTTGAACAAAATCTCAATATTCTTAGTTCAAGTTGGTCGTTAATATCACTTCTCCTATCTTCATTCAAAGCTTTATCATTATTATCAAACCATTCTTTTACTACTTTATTAGAAGAACGATATTCTAACCAATCAGATTCTTTGGTTACCATTTCATATTTCTTCATTCTCTTATCAGTAAGAGCAGCAGTTTCTTTTTTACCAAACTTTCTTTTTCTAACTGAAACTACTTGTTTTTTACCAATGTAAAACTCATTTGTTTTACCATTTGTAATTTTATATATAAAACCAAATACACCTTCTGGCATATCCGATACTTCTGTTATGCATTTTCCGTTATATGTCCATGTCATAGTTAAAAATTTTGAAATCATTTTTGTACCTCTCTCGTACCCAATCTTTCATCCACTCTTCTTGATACATATGTTTGTAAAAAGATTCTTGATTTAACTGTGGGTGTTTATCGTAGATTGAATTACGATTTAAGTGCGGTAGTGATTCTTGTACTTTTATATTTTGAAAAATATGATTTACATCTTTTACATAGTTTTCGTATCTACCAACGAAGCTCACCTTTTTTTCTGATGAACTTCCATTATTTGTAAAATAGCTTTGGGGAAAATATAGATAATCGTGTTCGAAAATAGAATCAATAAACTTTCTAACACTTGAAAATCCGTTATCTCTACAATAGTGATAATAAGCAGAAGCAAATCTTGTAAATGGATTTCTAACCATACAAAAAATATAATAATTTTTTATGTTCTCAAATTTGCCTATGTGATTGTGAGATTGTGATACAAATTCAGTACCTTCTTGTTTTTTTAAAACTGAGGTAATTGATGTACCTCCAGTTTTAGGTATATGAATATATCCCCATTCGTTAGAACGGTTAATTAATAAACTCAAATGAGATTAATTTAGTATTTAACATTTGATGAATACGGTTTTTGGTTTAGTTTACCACCTCTTGCCGCAGCAAGTGCCTTTTCATCTTTTGATAATTTTTTTAAATCAAAATCACCTGCTGATATAGGAGTTTTATCTTTTCCTTTATCTGCTAATTTTGAAAAATCTGATTTATCGTATAAATCTTTTATTGAAGCCATAGTTGTTTCTCCTTTTATATAAGTATAAATATGTTATAAATCCATTCGAACGATAAAATTTACCGCCATATCTGGATATTTCTTTATTGGTTTGGGTAACTTTGCTACCGCTACCAAGTTGTTATTATCATCATACAATCCTATTGTTGATACGAATGTTGTTAAATATGAACCTGTTGGGTCTGTTAAAGATTTGGAATAATAATCTTCCCAAGAACCCGTTACATAATCATTTGATTCCGAGCTTGTTATAGAACCATAATATTCAGAAACTCTATCGATTGTAGTTACTTCTTTAATTTTTCTTGTTCTAGCAGCTCTTTGCAATCTACTTCCAACCCTTATCTCACTTTCAGTAAAATCATAAGAACCACTTACAGTAAGAGAAATTGCCGATGGGTTTTGTGAATAATTAAATTCACAATCTCCTGCTTGACATAGAACCTCTAACTCATGTATTGTTTTTGTAGAACGATATTCTAAATCATAATCAGTAACATCTTCTTCTTGTTCAGCAAGTGTTGTAAATAATATCAAACCATCTGCATAAAATACATTACCTATTTGTACATTCTCTAAACCAGAACCTAAAAAGTTTAATCCTTCTGCTATTGTAATCTGTCCTTGACTACCTGTTTGTATAGCATCAGTAAAAGCATCCATTCTTTGAATAGTTCTATCATCTGTATCACCTTCCCAAGTTAGTTTTACCAATGGATTATTAAAATCAATACCATATGGTTGTTGTGCTCTAATGGTAATTGGTTGAGTATCATTATCTACAAATACAATATCAACTCCCCTTGAAAAATCATTTTGAAACTGATTCATATCCATTCTAGTCCATTGGTATTCGGTAGTTTTAGCTCTTAAAACTCCTTTACCATCATCTGTTACTTCTGAACCAGATGCAACTGTGGGAGATGTTAATTTTATAGAAGATGGTTTTATACCTTCTCCATATTTTATTTGGTCTATATCAATTACATAAACAGTTTCTTCAAATCGTCTTTCATTTGAAAAATCATAAAGATTAGAAACACTTCCAAACATTTTTACTAAATCGTTTTGAACAAAGTATTTATGTCTAATTGATTTGTACATTGGATGTTTGTGATACGAATCTATAATAGAACCACTTATAGTTCTTTCAAATGTTGTAGAATCAAATGCCCCACTACCACTATGAAGTGCCGATGTTTTATCATATAATTTTATGACAGGATAATCACCTTCAGATGCATAAAACTTTTTATACACCTTAAAGCTTCTCTGTTGAACGTTTGATTTAGCTATATTCTTTAACATACTATAATTCCTCTATATAAATATGTGGAAACAAAAAACCCCACTCGTGGTGGGGTTGATTATAGGTTAAGTTCTTTTAGAAATCAAGTTTAACTTTTATAAGTACTTCTTTATCGAAAGATTTTTCAATAGGTTGTGAAGTTTTAGCTACTGCTAGAATTTCATTTGCATCATTCATCAATCCAATTGCTGTAATATAAGCTCTTGGGTCAGTTTCAAATGATGATTCTTTAAATGAACCATCTGAACCTGTTATGAATGTTGGGTTGTTAGAGAAGTTAAATTCTCTGTTCTGTGCTCTTACAAAGTAATGTGATGTAGAAACGTTTTCTACTCTTCTTGCTTGGAAGTCACTACCACCTTTTAACATTTCATGTAATAAGAATTGGTTTTTACCTTCATGTGTAAATGTTTTACTCATAGTTTTTCCACCCACCGAACCACTATCAATTGATGTACCAACAGTTGCTTCAAGTGCAGCTGGATTTAAAACTATCAATCCTTGGTCTGGATAAAACAATCCAAATCCTTGTCCGTTAGCTGCTCCAGTTGAATACTTGTTTGCAACAGTTGCAGGATTTTCAGTTCCTAAATTAAGTGAACCACTTACAATGTTAAATACTCTACCAGCTTTACCAACTGTATCTGAAAATTTCTTACCACTATCATCAATAAAGTTTTGTTTTCCATTAGAACCACTTAAAATGAATTCCATATTACCTGGATCTAGTGTTTCTTTGTATCTAGCACGTGCTACATTTATAATGTACACATCTTCCGAATCATGATTATCACCAGATGCTGATATGAATGAGAAAAGTGCATCATCTTCTTCTAATAAGATAGAACGATATTGAGCGTATGTTGCTTTAGCTGCTTGAGTAGATGAATCATCATTTGCTAATGAGGTAGAACCACTACCATATTTGTTACCATATGCTACTGCATATTGTACTTCAGCTGATGAATCACTTGCAGGGTCTGTTGAATATACATTTAGGTAATATTCAGAACTTGCTGCTACTGCTTGCGTGGATGATGTAAAAAAGGTTGATAAAGAACCAGTATCACCAGTCCATAAACCAGTTGTTACAGTTTCAACTTTACCTTGTACTGTATCAAACTCACCAAATCTTTTATATACACCAGTAGAAAGAACTCCCCCCTGAGAAGCAACTTTATCGCCACCAGTTAGGTAGTTGTTGATTATACCTGTTAATTGTTCAGAAGTTAGGTTACCATTATTCTGAGATAGATATGATGCTAAATCAGCTGATAAATTTACTCCTGCTTGTCCTTGTATCTGTGCCATCGTTTTTTTCCTTTTTATTAACTTGGTTGTACATAAGTAATGGTTACAGGAATAGTTTGTGAACCACCTGTTTCATTACCATATACAGTAATCGTTGTCTTAATTGTTTGTGTTATACTTGGGTTAGGAACAAATGTAAATGTTTGTCCAACTTCTATGGCTGCTGTTGTTGTGATTTCTTCTCCTAATGCTAAAGGAACAGTTCCACTTCCAGCTGCAATACCACTACCTACAACAGAACCTGCGTTTTTATTAGAGAGAATTATAGTATATCCAGTTTGCGTATTACCACTTGGTGAAGTAGTTGGTGTTAGAGAAACTTGACCTGAAGTTTGAGTTACTGAAATTGATGGGATACCAAATTCTACTTGTGGAATCTTCTTTGTACCTTTTGGTAAAGTTACCAATTTATATTTCAATACTTGAGTTTCATCTGGTGAAGCTTCTGTAATTGGGATTGCTTTAATTGCTGCATCATAATAAGCACTACCCTTTGGATGTGCTGGTTCGTACAATGAGTAATCTATCTCATCATCACCCAATGCAAACTTTGTTATGTTGATACCTTGACCCGTTGCGAGTAGTTCTCTACCTTTTCTCGTAAGGATAGCATCAACTGTAATTTCTGAATTATCTAAATATGCCATAATTTATTCCTCTGTGTTATTCAATATATAAATATAACTATTTTATAAAATTAATTATTTATTTAACATCAACTTCTAAAATTGGTTCACCAGCCCCCCTTGATGTATCAGAAACCTTAAGAATATTTGGATTCGTACAGAAGGTTTCTATTGGTGACTTTTTATCTAAAGTAGTTAAACTTGTTTGTATTGATGGAGATTTAAATCCACGATTTCCGTATTTACTACCTAATGAACCAACACCCGCTCTTTTACCCCCACTTGCATTTACTCTTTCTACTGCCGTTATAGTTCCACCAAGTTTTCCTCGTTCTCCAACTTTTGGACCAAATAGTTCTCCAGTTCTCGGACCAGAAGTAAATCTTCCAACTTCAGCAAATACTATATACTTTCTTGTTTTTGTTACTTTTTGTGTTGTTTCACCTAATGATGCATCATTACTATCTACTTGGATAGGTTCTGAAATTTCAAACTCCTCGGTTACAAGATAAACTTGTTTAGTTTCTTTTATTAAAGTACCATTACCATCTAATTTAGTAATTACAGCATATCCATTAACCGCAGTAATTCCTGCTAACCCATTTGTTAAGTTATCTGGATTTATACCAATTTGGTCTTGTGCACCAATTGCCTCAAACTGTTTTAATAATTTATCAACAACTTTAGAATCTGTAATTGTACCATCAATTAAATCATACGTTGATACAAACGTTGGAGATAAATTTCTTAATCTACCAATAATATTTGCATAATTACCTTTAAATGTTGGATTTGATGATTCTATTACACTATCGTATTGATTTTGTAAACCTGCTAATTTAATTCTTTCTTTTAATTGTATATCAGCCGGCCATTGTGTTATTGGTATCATTGCAAGTTGTAAAGATTCTCTTAAAGTAACAACTCCATCTTGGAATTTAGAACCAAAATCTACTGCTTGGGGTTTTGTTCTTTTTACTTTATTTCTTTCAAGTATATGTGGTTCTATTAGTAATCCACTTGTAACAATTGCTCTAGCAGGTACAAGAGATTCTAATACCTCAAATAAAGATTGGTCTATATATCTTACTAATTGAATATATTCATATAGATTAAGATTATATCTTTCAAAATAATAATTTCTTAATTCTCTAAGTTCCTTATATTCATATTTGTATTCATCGCTCGGGTCACCGATATATTGGTCTAATTCAAACTGCCCTATGGATTTTAAAATATCCATATTAACTTCTTTTACAGGTGAAAAGAACAATCCTAACTTGTTTGTATCGATTGGAGATGTATCAAATGATTTTTTAGTTGAACGGTCTCTGTATGAAAGCGTTAATCCATATTCTATATCTTCACTTAATCCTTGTTGTTCTTCAAATCTAAATTTTTGTGAAACGTTAAACCCACTTGAAGGAACATTTGCTGTTACAGTTCTTTCATATGGTGTGTAATGATATGGATAAGTACTATTACTATCAAAGTTAGATGCAGTTACGAATGGAACTAAATATGATTCATTAATAGATACATTTTTAATTGCAGTATCTGCATTTCTATCTTTAGGATATTCAAAATCTAAACGAAGAAGTAAATCTTCAGTAGAAGATGAATGGTGATTACCATCAATTGCATCTGGCATCAATGTGTGATTATCTACTCGTGATTCTGATAATGGAGTTGTCCAATATCTAAATTCATCTATTGAACCAGTAAACGTAGAACCATCTCCAATCTTTAATGTAGTTTCGGTTTGCCAAATATGATTTTCAACTTCTATTGAAGCTGATACTTCACTTCTAATTCTACCCTGAAAAGCTTCTTTACCTTTTACTGTAAAGGTGTTATTACTTTTTTCAACTACTATTTGAGTATATTCATCATTAAAGAATGGAAAGGCTGATGAAGTTACCATGTATGCCGATGAACCATCAGCAACAGTCAATGTCAGTACTCCGTTTGTTCCATTTGTATGTTGTACACCAACATTCCATAATGAACTTGTTACGAATGTTTGGTCTTGTCTTTTATTGGAATTAACTCTAATTTCTACTGCATTTGGATAATCAGATGTTTCACTATATTGTTTCCATGGAACTAATATTGATTCAGACCCACTAATGTTTAATGCTGCTGTTCTATCTTCAAATGAAAATTTAGATACACCACCATCAGCATTTCTTGGTCCACCAAACTCCATAATAGTTAACATCGATGATGGAACCCCATAACAAGCAAGAGCTGCTTTAACTGCTCTACTTGAACCTTTATGTTTTAAAAGGTATGGTATATTGTTAAGTAATCTTCTCCAAACCTGATTTTGTATTTCTTTACCAGTTAGATTTGATACTGAAGTACCATCGGATGTTTCACCAAAAGCATACTCCCAAAGTGATTGTGCTTTTGCAGGAACTTTAGTATCCCACCCTAATGATTCTAACATTTGAGAAAGTAAAGAATCATTTATACCAATATCATATTTATGTTCTAAGTTTTTCTTTTGAGCAATAGCTTTAGTGTATAAATAAAGTACATCAAAGTGATGTCCCATCATATTAAAGAACATTTTAAATTCTTCAGAATCTTCAGAATCTTGGACGTGTAGTGGTAAATTATTTACTAAATAATCTTTATTATATAAATCATAATTTTGTGCATTAGCGCTAACACTATTATACCAAGTAGTTGCATCGTTGGAATCTGAAGCTGAAATTGAATTACCACCTGCTCCCGGATATGTTAATCCATCTGCAGAAGAACTTGTAAATAAGAACGTTTCAAATGCATCAAAATTATCTTTTACTTCTTGAACAGATTCAGAAGCTCTATTAATTTCATTTTTTAATGTTACTGAACCTGTGTGGAAAGAACCTGATTCTAATTTTGTTATTTTATCTTCGTAAAATTCTATTAATTGAATTTTATAAATAAAATTATTAACTCTTTCATTTGCAGAAGAATATTTTACAAAATTATTCCAAGCCCAAGTTGAATCAGTTTCAACTAAAAGAGAACCACTAACTTCTTTTGATGAACTTACAAATGGTATAGTTAATTTTTTTAAATCGAATCCACTACCACTTACATATTCTGTTAGTAGTTTTGTTGATGAAGATGAACCACTTGCTATTAAGTCATCATATAATTGATATCCAATATTTTCTCCACCACATATACCTGTTCCAAAATTTGGTGATAATTCAATACAATCTTCAAATTCTTCATTTAAAATAGTAATTTGTTCTACATAAGGAATTGATTGTATCTTAGAAACCCAAATTTGTTCATTTGGTTGTACTTCTCTTGGAAGTGGTTCGTATAATTTAAATACAAGAGTTTTTTCTTCATGTACTTTAGTTCTTTCACCAGTATCTTCACTAAATTCATATTTAGAAAAAGTTTCAAAATCAGTATCCCAAGATGCAATTACCTTGTTATTTGCATTACCAAAGTGCATTAAGTGGGTTAAATATTTTGAAGAATCTCCATTTAGTATATCTGTATCAAACATACTACATAATGTTTCTTTAATATCTCTTAAAACTAAATCTCTTCTTAATTTAATATTACCCTTATCAAATTGAACTTGAATTGTTTCTGTTTTACCTTCCGTTTTAGAATCACCTTCTTCGTTATAAGGAATTAATTTTAATACAAACGTTACAGCCTCTAAATCTTCATCTAAACTATTTCCTGCTTTTTTTAATACATCTTTAATATTAAAAGATTGTACTCCATCAGCAGGTCTTTTAGATGCTAATTTATATTTATCAATTACGTCATTAACGTATATATCTACATAATTTGTATTTATTGAAGTCCATGAAATTTCAAAATCAACATTATATCCTTGATAATCTTTACCTGATATTAATTCAGGATAATCTATTGTTCTGATATCAGGACCTGGTAGTAAATCTTTTCTTTCTGCTCTGAATTTTATTGGTACGATATTTCCGGTACCATCTCTCTCACTTACTGCTTGAAAATATGCAGTATAATTACCGTTTCCATTAAACAATTCAGATTCATTTATGGTAACTACACCACTCGCGTTTTGGATAGATGTAGTATCACCAAATGTAAAGATTACAGAGTCTGCGTTAGTAGAATCAAAACTTATAGTAATATCATCACCATTGGGTTGCCCTTCTCCAAAATAAATTATATTAGAAGTACCTTCAAGTTCAGCCGTTGTAGTTACAGCTTTTGGACCAATAGCGGCAGTTCCTCTTGTTTCGGTTGAATCTACATAATAAGTGTCTCTTCTGTATTTATATGTTGGAGTATCTTTTGGTGGGTCTGGAACTGCAGTTTTACTTACTGTAATTTTTAATCGATATGTACCAACCGCTAAATCATCTGAAAATGCCTTATCCTTACTACTTGATAGTAATCCACCTCCTCCATTAAATAATTCATATTGATAATTACAAGTAGTATCTGTTCCTGATAAGGTTACAGCTAATGCTGACCCAACAGATTCATTATCTACTAATACGGCACCAGTTTCACCTACTGGTCCTTTTCCTGTTATACTTTCTGACTTAGTACCTAATACTGCATTTGCTGTAACACTGTCTGGTGCATTAAAATCAATATCAACAGTAATTCCCTTTGGAATTTCTACAATTATCTCTTCTTTTTTAAACTTATATACACCTTTATATGATGCTGCCGCTCCTTGAGCTCCTTGTCTTATTGTTTTTACAATTCCACCATTATTGCGTATTACTACCTCGTAAACATTACCACCTTTTGGATTTGTTTTATCCGGATTTGTTTGTGTTGATATTTGAAAGTTATTACTTGCTGGACCATAACCTCCTGCTTTCGCTTTAAAAGTTTTTGTTTGTGTAAACTCAGATGATGACCAAATAGTTTTTGATTTCCCTGAATTATTTACTGAAAAATCAATGTTTGGGTCAGAACCAAAAGTTAATGAAAATGTAAAATGAATTGGGATTGTTGCAAACGATATTTCAACGGGATCAAAATCACTAAAATCTATATCAATATAATCTTCAAGTCTATCATTATTTATTCCAATGACTTGATTTCGTTGATTTATATTGGTAACAACAGTATTTCTAGCATCTTGACCATAGTCAACTCTATTTGGGTCACTAGTTTGAAAGGCTCCAGTATTTGTTGTACTACTAGGTAATGATTGAGAAGTCGCACGGCTTGAATCACCCATGATACCACCCGAACCAAAGTTACTTACTGGAGACCAGTCATATCCAGTCCATTGATATTGTCCATCAAATGAAATTTCACCCCGTTGTTTACCTCTGTAATTTGGTACTGCCATTTTCTATTTTTCTCTCCTATTATCTTTATATTGCAAATTTACCTCCGACACCAGAACCATCATCTTCAACTCTAACGTCTCGACCACCAATTAGTGGTTTTCCTTCTTGATATAAGTTATGCCTTCTTGATTGTTTATTAGAATCATGTACTACAATTTCACCTGTCGAACCAGCATCGCTGCCCGCTTTCCAACAGTTTTCTACCAGGATCGTTCCGTTACCTGTACCTCTATATGGAGAATAATTAATTCCTCTTATACCTGTTGTTGAAACTGTCCACGTACCCGTACAAAATACTTGAATTATATCTTGACCAGATACTGCACCTGTCCATGAAAAATTAATTGTTTGGGGTCCTCTGGTTTCAAATGGTGGTTTAGCTGGCGCTGGGTCTGGCGGGTCTGATACAATTTCAACCGTTCCTCTATCTTTAGCAGCTTGAATTATGTTTACCGTTGTACTTGGTCTACCAGGTAAAGTAGAACCAATAGTTACAGTACCACTACGGGAAAGATACTCTGTATTTTTAGAAACAGTTATTCTTAAATTACAGGTTCCTCTAGTATAAGATATATTTTTTGAAGAAGATGTAGTAAGCTTACACCAACTTGGTAAACCAGTAATCTTAGCTTGATGTGCGTTTGGACCAAACTTTCTAATAGATGGAGATGCTTTTACACTAATTTCTTGTATAATCCTTCCGTTAGAGGGACTTGGATTTGCTTGAACTAGATTTGCAGTAAGACTATACGTTGGATTAGACGGTGGCGGCGGGTCATTGGGAGGTGGCGGCGGGTCAGGTTCAGGATCTGGTACACTATATACACATGCCCCATAATTTCCATAATTATCTGCATTTATATCTAGACACTTGGGTGGATATATACAAGTTCCATCGCTACCATAATTTGATGCATTTGAATCATCACACACCTTTACATCTCTATATTTTTTTACCTTTATATCATAAACACACTCTGAAGGTATGGTTGCATTAGGGTTATAATTTTTAGCACTACTATCCATACATCCTCGAATCTGTGCGGCTTGTACTGGTGGTTTAGTAGATGCATATTCATCATTACTTCGTACTGTTTTTAATATTTGTTTAATTTCATCTAACGTAGTTTGTTGAGCTTTTGATTTTAAAGTATTTAATCTTATGGATTGTTTTGGTAATGTAAACTCAGCTGCATCTGATGCCATATTACATATCTCATCAAATACGTTTTCAATATCAAACTCTACACCAAATGAATCACCAGTGGATTGTCCGTAATTTGCTTCAAATGGATTATAATACTTATTCATACGATAATTATCAATAATCTCTTGAAGTAATTTTTTTACTTGTGTCATGTAAACTTCAAAATTTACTAATTTAAATTCTGTTTCTATAAGTTTAATATAATCTTGCCCTTCTGATATTGTTCCTTTTTTCATCAACATCTTTTTAACAATTTCAGTAACATCAAGTTGATTTACAAAATCATCAAAGAATATTAATATATCTGCGGTAAATGTTCCACAATTTACAAAAGTATCATATCTTGCTTGTAAATCTGAATTAGCAATGGAGGTACCATCTTCTACAACAGGTAATACTCGTACCTCAGTTCTTGAAGGAGCTATTTCATGAATCCAAACTTTATCAAACAACCTTGGTTCAGAACCCAATCTTCTATTTAGTAAAGTGATTTGTGTTTTGAATACTCCATTGGAATATCCAGCTTCTTTAATAAGCTTTTCGGTATCTATAAAATACTCTTTGGCATTATTTGTTTTCTTATTAAACTTATTTTCAGGTACTTTATCAAAATATGCTTTAATATTTTCATCAGTATAGCTTATATATCTTACTTTATGACCATTAACAGATTCCTGTGGTAATTGATTATCGGATGCATCATAGATTACAAACTCGATAATATCACCAACGTCAAATCCGAAATACCCACGCTTGATTTCCTTTTCAAAGATTTGTCTATCTTTGTCATCAAGTCGGTATCCCTTCTTTTCTTCTACTTCTTTAAATCCTTTTATTGCCATTTTTATTTTTTAATTAAAGATTTTGAACTACTTGATTTTCATTACTTTGAATACTGTTCGAACTCGTATATCCATGGTTATCAGAAACTTTTTGGTCCCCATAGCATTGCCAATAGTGAGTGTATAATATTAATTTTTCATTCTTTGGAGTAGAGTATGTGATTTTAGCATCATCAGTTCCTTTTCCTCGGCCGGACCTTCGTCTTAATATAAGTGCTTTACTTCCTGGTTGAAGTTGGCCAGTTGTATCTTTAGTAGCTGCTGGTATGGTAATACTCGTAGGTAAAGTAGAACCATCTCCATCGCCATTTAAAGTTTGTGTTTTTTTAGTAAGCTTTACTGATTCCTCTGCTATATTATAGAATGTAATTTTCCTACCACATATAATCCCTCTCCAATGGTTTCTCCTATCATCAAAGTAAAACTGCCAATTACTACCACCATCTGTTTTTTCTGTATGAGCGAACTTACCTCTAGAATGATTTACTAAGTATCCAATTGTACCACTAACTTGCCATGTATTTGGTAAGAAAGTAGATAATAAATCTCTTAAGTTGGTTTGATTCGCTGCCGCCAGCTCAGCTGCAGCTGCATTAGCTGCATCTTCAGCTGCTTTTTCTGCAGCTGCTTGAGCATCTTTTGCTGCTTGAGTTTGAATATCTAATATATCTAACTGAGCTGCAACTTGTCCTTGTAATGATGCTACAATCTGTCTTAATTGAAGTATCTGTTCTCTTAGAGTATCTTTCTGCGCAGTTAAACCCTCGACCTGTGCTTGTAATGAAACTCGTGCCGCAGTTTCTCGTGTTCCCTTAATAATTGCTTGGGAAAATTTAGCACTTAAATCACCAAATGAACTTGCCTGTTGTTGTAATTGATTTTCGGCTATAGCTCTTGCTACTTGTGCCGCATCTAACTGAGAACGTAATGATTGTATCTGCCCTTGTAGTTGTGATATCTGTGCTTGTAAATCTCTAATTGTATTGTTAGCTTCTGCTAAATCAGCAACTGCTTTATTATATTTTTCTAATAAATCATCGTATAATGCTTTAGGAACAACATCCGGCGTTGGCCTTGGTGGTGGAACTATTAACTCATCAATTACAGTATCAACTGCTTTTTTTAGTTGCTCTTCATCATACTTAGGTTTTTCAATGAAGTTTGTTAACTCACCATCTCGTTCACCCTCAATATGTTCATATGGTTCGGAAGCAGATTTAGAAACTATGGTAGTAGAACCATCAATAAATGTATGAGTTTTAGAAATAGGGTCCTCAGAGATGATTGCTCGTGAACCACTCTGTGCTAATTCTGAAACTCTAAGTTTATTTTCTAATGCCATTTTATTTCTCTATTGTAAAAGTTAAATCCTTATCATCAAAATATTCTATAACACCATCTCTATTAGTTTTAATCTGAATATAGTAATCTCTATTATATTCCCAATTGGTTAAATCTAATTTAAAGAAATTACCAGTTGAATCACACGAAACTTTTGTGTAATCATCATCAAATGGAATTATAATCTCATCAGTTAATATATCTTTTATCTGATAATAAGTAGTTGATGGTAAAAAATATAAATCTGTATATGAGTATTCATTAGTATATGTTTTAAGAGGATATTTTTCTCTTCCGAAAACTCTGATTGTAGGTTTACTTCCACGCTTGTATCTAGTCTTTAATCTTTTAAATGTTACATGAATATCATCAGCGGTAAGTTCTGTTAAAGAGCCAGTAGAGAATGAAGAATCATCCCAACCAATTCTCAGTTTAGGTTGGTATATTGTATTTGTTTCTTTTGAGAAGAATTTTAATTGCCCATAATCATTAGTATCATTTTCTAATGATGTATCGTGTTTTAAAATAAATCCCTCATTTGGTAGAGTTCCACCAATCCACTCATCCATAGTTGTTTTAACATCCATTTCTATATCAGATGATTCGTATGAAAAAGATTGTGATGAAAATGAACCAGTGAACCAAGTTCCTCCCTTACCATTAAATGAACCAGTTGTATCAGATGAATGTTCTTCAAGTGATAACCAGTCTTGTCCTGTGTTTACAGAGTTCCAAGATACACCATCAGTTGTAATATCATCGAAACGAGTACCTATACCCATTTCCCATGATTGTGTTACTGCATAAGCATATATTGTATAATCAATTGGAATTTCAGATGATTCACATTCTTTAAGAATCATATCTACTGCACTCATTGTTACTTCACCACTTGCAATAGATTGTGAAAGTGGAGTTGTTTCAAATTTAATTACAGAATGTGCAATATCTTTTAAACTTCCATAATAAGTTTTAGAAACTTCTAAAATTTCATCTAAACCAGTATTTTGAGATGGTTGTTGTAAGTAAATAGTTGCATCTTTAGATGCTGTTACGAATTGATACATTATACTACCCTCCCTTTTATATCCTTACCCGGATATTTTAATTCAAATACAGATGGGTCTAAAGATGGATAAACCATTTTTCCCTTTGTTGCTGATTCAATATTGTATTTTATTTTAGAGTATGAACCTCCACATTTATTTACAATTTCACATTTTGGAACAGATTGAACTCCCTCTACACCAGCAATTAGTAATTCAATTTCAGAAATATTGATAGCTTGATTAAATGTCCAATTATCAATATTAAAATGATTTTCAATCTCTGTAATGCATTGTAGTAGAACTTCTCTTTTGTTATATGAATTATAAACCATTATTTCAAAATCAAGCCCTATATTAATTATAAATCCATTTAATAAATTTATACCATCCGTTAACATTCTATATTCTGATAAGTATGTTTTTAGATTTTCTTTAACTGCTTGGTTTAAGTTCGTTAAATATTTATTAGAATCATATCCTAGCACATATAAATTAATGGCAAATGGATTATTTTTTTCGTTATTTGTAGTTTTTCCAACTAAGAATCTTTGTAATTCTGTTTTTATTTCTGTTTCTGTTTTTTTATTACCACTTAGTTGTTGTACTAATCCTGCAAATTCATCTAAAGTATCAGGTGTGTTTAATATTGAAGATGGTGAGTTATTATCCAACTCTCCATCCGGTGCACAATACGCTTTTGCAATACCACCATACTTTGCTGGTAATGATAATGCTCTTACTTGATAATCTTTTCGTGTTACTGCTCTATTTTGTGAACCAAAATGTGCTAATCCATTCTGTCTAATTTCTTCTAAGGTTTCAGCACCCCTACCACCACTGGCAGGAATTTCATTTTCAGCTGCAATTGAATTCTTTACAGTTCCATACATTTGAAGTTCATCATCATCAAATAAAGATAAATCCTCATCAAATTCAATGTTTGTGATACGCTTAATCTCTCCTTTTGCAACATTTGAATTAACACCACCACCAACTAAATATCTTACAGTAAGTGTAGTATTACTTGGTGCTTGTCCATATGATTTAGTTTTTAAGAAGTTAGCAGGGTCAAATGATGCACCTAATTTATCGATTGAATTATTTAATCCCAATCCTACATTTTTAAAATTTGGTAGTAATGTTTCATCTGAAGATGTTGAATTACCTCCTCCGAAAATAATACTTGTTGTATTATCTTCATTTATTTTAGTAGTAAATCTTCTAGAAGTTTTTGTTACTTTCAAAATTTGAGGTACTGATTCTTTAAACTGCGCCAAATCGTTATCAAATTGAGTGGTGTTCACATAATCAGTATAAATAAGTTCTTGTGCTAAATAAGGAACCTCATACCATTTGTTTCCATTAGAATCTCTTACATCATATATTTCAATAATATTTTTATCTGAAAAATTTATTGTATCAAACTGTTTAGGACTATTAAATGATTTATTTATAGTTTTAAGTTCTGCAGAAATTGCTGGAACATATTTTCTTATTAAATAAAAAGTGGGTTCTTGTAATTCGTTTCTTTGATAGACACTTATCTCTCTATCAGTTATATCATTAAAATCTACAAGTTCTGTTGTTCTAAAGGAAACACCAGTACTTGATGTTAATTCCATACCTTCTTTAATTCTAAGAAGATATCCTGCATCTAATTCGAATCGGTTATCACCATCATATAAATCACCACTTGCTTTTCTTTTACTTGGAACAAGTTGATAAACTGATATACTAGTAAGTGCCGCAGATGTAGTTTTTGGTTTGTATCCAAGAAAGCTAGATAAGTTAATAACATTAGCTCTATCTTCTGCCGAGTGAAGCATTGATTCTTTTAGAGTATCATCTATATAGTAACCAAGAACATCTCCTAAATAAGATGCCATTTCAATGAACATCATACCCGGAGAAGCTTCATTAAAATCTGAATATGAAGTAGGGAAATATGTTTTGGCATACTCAATAAGATTTTCTCTAAATTGACCGAAATCTTTATTTAGATATTTTATATCTCTACCCTTATTTTTTTTATTTGTTGTATTTAAAGCCATAATTTATTATCCCTGAACTACAAACGTTACGTTATCAGTTTCTATACTATCTCCCATAGAAAACTTAATATCCATACCAACTTGATTTCTATCTTTCATTTCATCGGTCAATTCAATATTAATTTCATCTATTTTTATATACGGTAACCAAAAGTTAACACTTTCAGTTATTACTTTCTGTATGTTGGTTTCAAACTCCCTATCATCCATTTGTTCAAATAAGAATGAATGTAATCCGGTTCCAAACTCGGGTTGCATTATTCTTTCTCCTTTTGCAGTTAAAAGAAGATTTCTTAAATTCGTTTTAGCTGCCTCAAATGCCGAATATGTTGGATTAAACAAAGTGCCACTATTAGTAGGATATTCAAAACCATATGCATAGTTATCAAATTCACTATCTGTATCTTTTACTATTCTTTTTGGTAAAACGTATGACATTATTTACCCCCACATCCACAGCCACATCCGCAACCGCCATCTAATTTATTTTTGTTTATCATTTTTTAAATTTTTTAACTAATGCAGAATTATCTCTGTTTAGAATTCTATCTAATCCAGGCAGACCAGTTGTTACACCCAATCCACCTTGTTTTTTTCCACCAACACCTGGCATATCTCCATATCCCATTTGCGCTGCCATTGAAGCTTTCATTCCATCTAAACCTGCTCCTGCTCCTTGTTGAGTAAACTCAACTGTTTTATCCATACTTTCATTCACTTGTGGTTTCTGAAATGAATCTAACACAGATTTTGGAGAAACTCCACCTGATTTTTGTTCTTTAGTAAATGGTTTAGTATTTCTTAGTGCTTCATTTAATGCTTCATTTTTAGATAAAACCCTTTTAGGTTGTTCTGTTCTTTCATTTTCTAATACTTGTTCAGCCATTTTAAATGGGTCTACTTCTTCACTAACCACATTGTTTGTAGATTTATTAGAAGTTTTTGATGTACCATTAACTGCCTCAGCAAGTATTGCTGGGAATTGATTTTTAAGAAAGTTTTCATGTTTCTTAGCAACTTCAACTTCCACTAATGCTTTTACTACTTTGATTAATTGTTTTTGTTTCATTATTTCTAAAATTTTCTTTTATCTTAATATAAATATATCTTTGTTAGTTTTATGGTTCTAATCACAATCACCACAACACTTTCTTCTTTCCTCAGCAAGTTCTTGTCTGATTTGTACTATTGATTTTTGTAATTGTAAAGAGCTTCTATCCTTTTTTGCATCATCTAATAATTTACCTACCATTAAATCAGCTTCATTAAAAAATCGTTCTCTTCCTAATACATCTTTTTGAGTTTCTGCTCTAAGTATATCATCTAAATTTGATTCTAAAGTACCCCCACTTGATAATCTTGCTCTAAGTTCATTATCTATTTGTTCAGAACCACCCCCTTGTTGACCTGGATTAAATGGTACATTATTACCACCAAAGGTTGAGCCATCTAAGGAACCAAAGTTTCCATCTGCTCCAAAGTTTGCGTCTCCACCCAACTTTAAAGCTGGAAACGGAATGTTTGGTATTGAATAACCTACCCATTGTAAAACACCAGGACCTGGAATTGGAGCTGGTGCGGAAGGATACAAAGATGTTGTCATATACATTCCTTTTAAACTAAATAAATGTACTTGCATAAACAGAACCATCATATCTAAAAATGATAAACAAGAATCGGTTGGGATTTCAAATGGTACATTTGGCCATGTGCCAGGTGAAGTTACCATAGCTGAATTTGCTAATATGTTTTGTACTGAACCTGGTGCTGGTATTAATGGGGTAGGGAAGGGAAGTAGTGTAGCTCCAGTCCAATATCCCTTTACTGCATTACCAACATCTTTTAAAAAAGCATGTTGAGCAGGAACTCCCTTAGTAAGTGCCATTGTATGTGCTACAGTCATCATAGTAATGAACAAAGGTAGATTTCCTGCAGCAACTGGATTTTTATGTATTAACTGTCCACCCCGTCTTATGCACATATCATATTCCATCGCCAATTTAGCAGCGTACTGAGGATATGCAACAACTCCAAGAGGATTGTTCATGTATAGTAACATATTTACTTTGAACAATTTCCAAGACATAATTTTACTCCGTAAAGTTTTTTATTGATTTTATTTGGTCTAATCTAGCAGCAATTGCTTCAAATTCAGGAATATTTAGAGGGCCCTTAGCAGTAGGTCCTGCTGGAGTTGCATAAATTTGATTTTTAATAGCAGTAATCATAGCATCTAAAATATCAACTAATGTTTGTGCTCTTGCAAGAGGTTCCTTTTGACCAGTACCACCATTACCACTATCATCAGTATTTAATCGTATTTCTCCATTACCAGTTTTGATAGTAAAGTCAGCATCATTTCTGTTAGTAGTTATATTTACAGTATCACCGAAATCTAAATCAGCTCCAGCATTACCATTATCAATTGTGAATTTACCATCAGATATGAATCCATAATTTCCTTTTGAGAAAAATATCATTTCAGCTGCTTTGGATGAAAGGATAATTCTTTCTGAGTTGATTAGTATTTGGTCTTGTCCTACATATTCTTCAGGTATTTCAAAGTTTATAGGAGTAGTTTCAAAGTTGGAAGAACCACCATCATCTATAAGACCTGGTTGAAATGGCATTTTATAATCTTGAGAGGTAAGTGCTATAATTGAACCATCTTTATTTACATCTTCTTCTGTTAGTTCGTTTAATTTTAAATTGTTTTTTCCTTCATCATTCTCTCTGTTACGGATGACAAGCGTTGGTGAAAATGATTGTTCTTCGTTATTATAAGCAGAAAACCTAATTGATTGTCCAAACCTTGATTGTATTATTTTATCACCTTCATATAAACGTAGTTTATGTACTACTTCTGGTTTAAAATACTCACCAAGTTCAGAATCTCTTTCCGCGGTATCTGATTGTGCTGTTGATGTTTGAGATACTTCAGAATAAGAATCACTATTTGGCTGTGATTCTTCACTACTTTCAGATAATCTTTCTTCTACATTTATTTTTGCATTACCAATATTAATATTAGTACTTGGTATTCTTTTATAATAGTCAATACCACCAACAAATATAAGTTGAACCGTTTCACCTACTAAGGGTATTCCCTCATCGGGTAACATGGGTGCATAAAAATTTAAATTCTTTTTATTTGGAGTTAAATCATTAAGTTTCCTTATTTTAGAATGTCCTATATAGGCATCAGATAATTTAGAACTTTCTTCACTACTACCGATTGTAGGTATATTTTCATCATCTTCATTCAAGATGACGTGTTCTACAATACCAACATTTATTGATTTTCCCCCAATATTAAAATTATTAGATGCTGATTGATATTGCTGTGATATTGATTTTCTACCAGCCATTACTTACCTACCTTTTGCTTGAGTTCTTCAATTTCATTTGTAAGTTCATCAACCTTTAAGTCTTGCTCATCAACAACCTCTTTTGCAGTTTCTTCTAATTGAGAAAGTAACTGTTCTTTTTCATCATCAGAAAGAAAGCCAGTATCACCTTCAGCTTTTTGAGCTGCTCCTATAATTCTTTGTGCAATTGCTGCCATCTTGATTAGCGAATCATCGTTCTTAACTGATGTATCTACTAAATCTTTTATGATGGGACCAATTACTGCCATATCTCCTGCGTGTCTAATCACCTTTTTCATTTCAGCAATTAGTTCTGAGATTCTTTGTTTCTTGTTTATCTGATTCTCATAGATATCTTTAAACAATCCACTAAGGTTCTTACCAGGAAATAATTCAAAATCTGTACTCATTATTTTACCATATTAGTTGTATATAAATATAGTAAATGAAAAAACCTCACTTTTTAGGGTGAGGTCTTTAATCAATTGATTTCAATTAATCCTTATTTCTTTTTAAGGATATGGTATAGAATAAAGGCACCTACTAATCCAAGTAAACCTTCACTACTCAATCCACCCAAAATACCCATAATGTTTTCCACTACTGAGTTTTCTGGCCAAAAAGGTATCTGCATTCCTTTGA